CGAAAACTATTTCGGATTGTATCTTAATTGACGATTTAAAAAATACTTTCACAAAATTTCTGAAAGGTAATGAGTTACCTAATCTGTTATTATCTGGTACTGCTGGTACTGGTAAGACTACAGTTGCTCGTGCTTTGTGTGAGGAACTTGGAGCAGATTATATAATTATCAATGGGTCAGACGAAGGTAGACATATTGATACATTAAGAACCACAATCAAAAACTTTGCTTCATCGGTGTCTTTAGTTGAAAGCTCTAAACATAAAGTAGTTATTATAGATGAGGCAGATTATATGAACGCTGATAGTGTTCAACCTGCGTTAAGAAATTTTATAGAAACTTTTTATAAGAATTGTAGATTTATATTTACTTGTAATTTTAAGAATAAGATTATACCTGCCTTACATAGTAGGTGTACTGTTATTGATTTTCGTATTACAAATGGTCAAAAAGTAAAAACTGCTACTGCATTTTTAGGTAGACTAGGTGAAATACTTAAATCAGAAAATATAGAATACGATAAAAGAGTATTAGCCGAGTTAATACAAAGACATTATCCAGATTTTAGAAGAACGATTAATGAACTTCAAAGATATTCCGTAAGGGGTAAAATTGATAGTGGCATACTTGTATCATTATCTGATATTAATAACAAAGAATTAATTAAGTTATTAAAAGAAAAAAGATTTAGTGATATGAGAAAATGGGTTATTCAGAACCTTGACCAAGATCCTTCTTCATTGTTTAGTAATGTTTATGATATTTTGTATAAACATCTTCAACCTCAATCTATACCTGCTGCCGTATTAACAATTGCTGATTACCAATATAAATCCGCTTTTGTGGCTGACCACGAGATAAATATGGTTGCGTGCCTGACTCAAATCATGGCAGAATGTAAATTTAAATAAATTTAAATAGATGAATAAGAAAGACAATGGCAAAGAGAACATTATGGAGAGTAATGATAGTAAAATTAAGAATGTGGTATGCTGATATAAGAGGACATCACGGACACAAATGGAACTATGAACCTTCAGAAAACTATATGGGCAGAAAACGAAAGTAGAGCTGCTTTAGCTCAGCTGGTAGAGCAACTGATTTGTAATCAGTAGGTCCGCGGTTCAACTCCGTGAAGCAGCACCAGAAAGTATATTATGATTGAGTATAAATTAAGTGATTATTTGAATGCGATTAACTGGACAAAGGTTAATTTACTTGATGGAACTGACTTAACTTGGGAAAAGAAATTCCCACCCTACGTAATAAATCGGTGTTTATCACAACACGTTGATTCAATAATGATGGCAAACGAAATGAATCAGCGACACAGCCTTACTAAACGTTTGCAATTTCACTTCCTACTAAATAGTATAAGAAAAAGAAAACGGTTTGGGGGCAAGTGGATATCCACATCCAAATCTAAAAATTTAGAGTATGTGAAAGAACATTATGGTTATAGCAACACGAAAGCAAAGGTAGCCCTAGACATACTAGATAAAAAACAATTAAACTTTATCAAAGAGAGATTAGATAAAGGTGGGAGAAAAAAATGAGTGAGGAAAGTTTTAATTGGTCACCTGAGCAGATGTTAGAAGTAACACTTAAACAGCCAGATGACTTTCTAAAAATTAGGGAGACATTATCCCGAATAGGTGTTGCAAGTAGGAAAGACAAAACGTTATTTCAATCTTGCCACATTTTACATAAACAAGGTAAATATTACATAGTACATTTTAAAGAATTGTTTGCTTTAGATGGCAAAAAAGCCACTCTAATAGAAAATGATATACAAAGACGTAACACAATATCAGTTTTATTACAAGACTGGAGCTTATTATCAATTGTAAAACCAGAGAATGCTGAAAACAAAGCACCGTTATCACAAATTAAGATAATTGCTTTTAAAGAAAAGAGTGAATGGAATTTACAAGCGAAATATAATATTGGGAAAAAACAAACAACTGAAAAAACAACAACTGAAAAAACTGAATAGATAAAAAGTAAATATTATGATTAAATTATACAGACTCACAACAGGTGAGGATCTGCTTGGCGTGCCAATTGAAGAACAATCAACCTCTACGTGGCAAGCAATCAAAAAACCTTTTGTATTAATTCCAATGCAAGGTAAACCAGGACAACCAATGCAGATTGGTTTTCATCCTTATATACCATATACAAAAGATCAAGTTATTAAAATAAAGAAAAACAATATAATGGCAGAAACACTACCAGATGATAAGATGGTGGATGCCTATGAAAAAAATACTAGCTCAATAGTACAACCAAACAAAAAATCAATTATCCACTAGTTATTGACTTTCTAGGTTTTCTTTGTTATAATATATTATGAATTTGGCAAGCACTTTTTATACAAATGTCGTTGAACACAAGGGCAAATTACTCATTAGAGGCGTCAATAATGGCAAACCATATTTGAGTCGTATTAATTATTCCCCTAAATTATTCCTACCTACAAAAGAACAATCCATTTATAAGACATTAGACGGCATAAATTTAAAACCTAAAAGTTTTAATTCTATTCCAAAAGCAAAACACTTCTATAGTGAGTATAGTACTATACCTGAATATAAAATCTATGGTATGAATAGATACAACTATCAGTACATAGCAGACGAATATAGAGATGAGGTGAGATGGAATAAAGATCATATCAAGTTATTCACACTTGATATAGAAACCGAGTGTGAGGGCGGCTTTCCCGATCCAGACACTGCAAAAGAAGTGATTATATGTATCACGGTAAAAAATCATAGTAATAAACAGCTAATAACTTGGGGTACTGGTGATTTTATTTCTAAAAAAACAAACGTAACTTATGTTAAATGTCAGAATGAAAAACATCTATTAATGGAGTTTTTAAAGTTCTGGTGTAAAAATCATCCAGATATTGTTACGGGTTGGAACGTTAAGTTTTTTGACGTACCTTATTTAATGAATCGTATGAGATTTATTTTTGATAATGATACGATTAATAAAATGAGTCCTTGGAACTTTGTTAATGCTGATAGAGTTCAATTAGGAAATAAAAATTCTCAATATTGGAATATACTTGGTGTTTCTATATTAGATTATTTTGATTTATATAAAAAATTTACTTATGTTAGACAAGAGTCTTATAGATTAAATTATATTGCTAAAGTAGAATTAGGTGAGCAAAAGTTAGAAAATCCATATGAAACATTTAAAGATTTTTATACAAAAGATTATCAGCGATTTGTAGAATATAATATCCAAGATGTAGAATTAGTTGACAAGTTAGAAGATAAAATGAGATTAATTGAGTTGTGCTTAACAATGGCTTATGATTATAAAGTAAATTATATTGATGTATATTCACAAGTAAGATGTTGGGATACTTTAATCTATAATCATTTACTTAAAAAGAATATTATAATTCCACCAAGAGAAGACCACGAAAAGGATACACAATACGAAGGTGCATATGTAAAAGATCCACAATTAGGTTTACATAAATGGATTGTTTCATTTGACCTTAATTCACTTTATCCACATTTGATTATGCAATATAATATAAGTCCTGAAAAATTTGTTGGAGTAGATACAAAGGCAGTTGGTGTAGAAAACTTTTTAACAGAAAAATTAGATTTAAATTTTGCAAAATCCAAGGATGTGACCATCGCACCAAACGGTGCTATGTTTAAAAGAGATAAGCAAGGCTTTCTTCCAGAGTTAATGGAGAAGATGTATAGTGATAGAGTTGTATTTAAAAAGAAAGCAATAGAAGCTAAAAAAGAATTCCAAAAAACAAAAGACCCAATTTATAAAAATGAAATTTCAAGGTGTCATAATATTCAAATGGCAAAAAAGATTGCATTGAATAGTGCTTACGGTGCTATTGGCAATCAATACTTTAGATATTTTGATGTAAAACAAGCAGAAGCGATTACACTTGGTGGTCAGTTATCTATTCGCTGGGTTGAAAGAGATGTTAATAAGTTTATGAATAAGATTTTAAATACAACCAATGTGAACTATGTTGTAGCATCCGATACAGATTCTATCTATCTTAAATTAGATACACTTGTTGATAAGGTTTGTAAAGATAAAACAACACAACAGGTTACAGATTTTATTGATAAGGCTGCTGAAGATAAAATACAAAAGGTAATTGATGATAGTTTTTCAAATCTTGCTAAGTATGTAAATGCTTTTGGCCAAAAAATGATTATGAAACGAGAATTAATTGCTAACAAAGCTATATGGGTTGCCAAAAAAAGATATATGATGAACGTATTTGATGAAGAAGGTGTCCGATATGAAACATCTAAACTAAAAATTATGGGTGTTGAAGCTGTTAAATCATCTACGCCTGAAGTGTGTAGAGGAAAAATTAAGGATGCTATACGTGTAATAATGAATGAAGATGAGGACGCTTTAATTAAGTTTGTAAGCGACTTTAAAGAAGTATTTAAAACATTAACACCAGAAGAAGTTGCTTTTCCTAGGTCTTGTAATAATATAAACAAGTTTAAAAATTCATCCCAAATTTATAATAAAGGAACTCCTATTCACGTTAAAGGGGGTTTGATTTATAATCATTACATACATAGAAATAAACTTGAAAGAAAATATCCTTTGATAAGAGATGGTGATAAAATTAAATTCTTAATGTTAAAACAACCTAATACAGTTAAAGATACTGTCATTGCTTTTGTAACAAGGATACCAGAAGAATTTGATTTACACAAATATGTTGATTACGATACACAATTTGAAAAAACATTTACTGATCCATTAAGGTTTATTTTAAATTCTATTGGTTGGAAACTTGAACGTGAAGCAAGTTTAGAAAGTTTTTTTGAATAATAAAAGAATTAGATATGATGGATATATTATTAATACTTATAATAATACATTTGGGATATGCAACAGGCAGAATGCTAGCTTGGAGAACTGATTGGAGTATTCCTAGATTTTTACTTCTTATGTTAACAATAAAATATATTTTTTTAATTTATGGACTCAAATAAGATAATAAATGCTGATAGTTTACAACATCTAAAAACTTTAGATGATAATGTTTTTGATTCGTGTGTAACTGATCCACCATATCATTTAGCTTCAATAGTTAAACGATTTGGACCAGGACAAAAAGGTATTAATAACCAAGATGAGAAAGAAGGACGCAGTGGTCCTTATCATAGAGCGGCAAAAGGATTTATGGGAGAAACTTGGGACGGTGGCGACATTGCATTTCAAAAAGAATTTTGGGAAGAAGTATATAGAGTTATAAAACCAGGTGCCGTATGCTTAGCATTTGCAGCTACTAGAAACTATCATAGAATGGCAGTTGCATTAGAAGACGCAGGTTTTGAAGTAGTTGATATGATTAATTGGATATATGGTAGTGGTTTTCCTAAAAGAAGAAACTTATTAAAACCAGCACATGAACCAATATGTGTGGCTAGAAAAGGTGTAAATAAAGAATTAAATTTAGATGATTGTAGAGTGCCATATAGAGATGAAAATGATAGAAGTGGTTGGCATAAAACAGGTTCAGATGGTTCTAAAGGTTATATGGGTACAGATACTTTTAAAATAAGAAAAATTGGTGCTGAAGAAATTAAAGAAAGAACAAAAAATGGTAGATGGCCAGCTAATATAATACATGATGGTTTGGAAGATGATTGGGCAAGATATTTTTATTGTGCTAAAGCAAGTAAAAAGGAAAAGGGAGATAGCGGACATCCAACAGTTAAACCTTTAGAGTTGGTGAAATACCTTGTTAGATTAATTACACCCAAAGATGGCATTGTATTAGACCCCTTTGCTGGTACAGGTACAACTGGTGAGGCTGCGATTTTAGAAGGTAGAAAATATTATTTAATAGAAAAGACAGAAAAATATCTAAAAGATATAAAAAAAAGAGTAGATAAACCCTTATTATGTTAGAATTGACAATATCAATTTTGTATGTTATAATAATATATGCCTTTGTGGTATGGTTATTATTGAAATGGAATGATGAAGATGTTAAGTAAATATGCAGATGAAAATAAATTACCTATAATGGATCAAAGTACGTTTGAGCGTATTACGAATGATATAGGTAAAGAAAAATTTAGAGAAGATTTGGCACAGTATATTGCAGACAATAGACCAAAGTTTCCTCTAAAGGAGATTTCATTTGAAGCAATGCGTCAAGCATTTAAAGGTTTACAAAAACAAGATGTATGGGAATATGTTAAACCATTAGAACAAATAGATAGAAATGTAAAAGAAAAATATGACGATTACAAATATAATTTTAAAAAATATGGACTTGGTATTATAGACGCACCATCTATTCATAATGATGCATCAAATTATTTTCATCAACATTT